ATAATAGAAATTCAATATGGAGAAGAGACAGATGAGGATGACATAGAGCGGTATGTCTATGGCTCTGGTCCTATCTGATGTTATGGACAGCGAAAAATTATTATCAGTTGATTTTGAAATCTCTAGTACATGTCAGGCAGTCTGTCCTGTGTGTAGTAGAACGACAGATGGTAAATTACAAGAATTCAAACAGGTAACTAAAACACTATCTGAAGTACAGGCTATCTTAGGAGATCTGGTACCTCAATTAAGAATGATGACATTCTGTGGTAATTATGGAGACACCATGGCATGTACAGAGATAGTAGAAATATGCCAATGGTTATTATCAGAGAATCCAAGACTAAGAATAGATATTGCCACTAATGGTGGAATTGGAAAGCCAGCGGCATATGCTGGATTAGGAAAGTTAGGAGTCAATGTTATTTTTGGTCTAGATGGTACTGATGAAGAGACAAATCAGTTGTACCGTGTAAATGTTAAATGGAAAAATGTCATAGATAATTTAACTGCATATTCTGAAACAAGCGTGGCTGAACATTCTGGTTGGCAGTTCTTGTTATTTAACGAGAATAAGAATCATTTAGAAAATGCCATGCAATTGGCCATAAAATACCGATTGCGAGAGATGTTTATAAACGAGTGGCCAAATCCATTTAGTAGAGGGTTACATTTTACGCTAGAAGATGAGAAACTTTTCTTCTCAGATAAACAAAAGTTAGATGTCTATAATATTGGAGGCACTAGAACTCACACATTGACACCAGCATATGATATGCCACAGAAGGTACGGGAGTTAAAAGAGAAATATGGTACAGACTTGCTTTTCATATAATATTGATGATCATAAGGACTTTAGCGAGAAAAACTTGCATGTTTTTATCTCATGGGATGATAAAGTATATCCATGCTGTATGACAGGTAGCCAAGCAAGACACAATGATGAGAGAGCGAGTTTAAAAGACAAGAATTTGAAAAAAGTACTTGACAACGGGGTACTAAATGAGTTATACTGGAGTCATTTAGCGTGTGGTACACCAAAAGCGATATGTAAAGACCTTTGTGAACAGAGATAAATAGTAGACTGAAATGAGTAGGTCTACATTATGGCAAAGAAAAAGAAGCATCGAGTTTACTGCACATATTTTCCAGACGGCAGATACTATATTGGGTATTCATGCAAGACGGACAAGTTATACGAAAAATATTATGGTAGTTCAACGATAGTTAAAGAATATGCGGGTGAGTTAAGAAAAGAAACTATCGCTGAATATGATCAAAGAAACGCCGCAAAAATGCAAGAATTTTTGTTACAGTGGCAATACAGGGATGACCCTAGTTGTATCAATGACATGTTGCATATAAGATTGAGAATGAGTCACTTGAAAGATTTTGAACCTATAGAATGGAAGCCGAATGTTTGATAAGCATGTGTTCATATTTGGTGGTCCGAGAAATGGCACCTGGCATTTTCAATATCTATTGACTAAGCAATACCCAGTCTATTATTCTGGTACTGAAAATATAGACCACTGGGATACAGGGTATTCCTCGCTCACAGGTATTAGTGATCTATGTTTTAAGAGTGTTAGTGATGATATAATTTACAAAGGGCTCTCCAGCGACAAATCCAGAGACGGTGGCATGCATTTTTTCGAAGGAAACTGCTTACTAGACCCAAAAGACTTTTATCGCAACATACAACGCATAGAATCGTTTGACAGATTGGTAGTCAATAAAGGACAAGAAGTGAGTCTAGATGCCATAGACAATGTTAAACACCATAAAGTTTTTATTCAGAGAAATAGAAAAGATCAGATACGATCTTGGGTAGTTGCGATGTGCCTAAAGCGATTTCACTGGATTCCTACCGATATGTGGGACGATATACAACTCCCACTGGTGACACTAAGTGGCATTGATGGTGATTCTGTAGTGACTGCCTGTAAAACTAAATTCGATGCAGTCGATAAGATGTATAATAAATACAAAGATCAAGATAATTTTACTCTGGTCAGGTATGAAGATGTAAACAACCTTTTTAATGTAGAGCAGGACACTATCTCTCCTACTCCACCATTTACCCTGTCAGATAAGGTCGAAAGACTTATAGAGAGGGCACAAAAATGATATTCTTTTTACTCTTGTTATTTTCAGCACTGGCTGTTTCTGCTGTAGCGGCATGGTTTTCTATAGTAGGATTAATGGCAATATTTCCAGCGGCTGCCATTCCCATATTGGCTATGGGTTCGGCATTAGAGATTGCAAAACTAGTTACTGCATCTTTCTTATATCGTAGTTGGGAAAAGATACGATGGTTAATGAAATCGTATTTCATATTTGCGGTGATTGTACTATCACTAATAACATCTATGGGCATATTTGGATTTCTGTCTAAAGCACACATAGAGCATGATATTGCCGCGGGTGGTAATAATCAGTTATACATTGAAAATCTAGAAAGACAGATTACCAACCAGCAAAGACTGATTACAGATTCAGAGACAGTTATAGGTCAATTGGATTCTACTGTTGAAACTCTTATTGAATACGATAGGATTAGAGGTAGAAATGGTGCTCTTGCTGTTAGAGAGTCGCAAACCGAACAACGAAATCAACTAAACGATACAATCAATAGTGCTATAGTAGAGATCGAGACATTAAGCGATAAGTTATTGCCGCTAAAACAAGAGAAACTGGCACTAGAGGTAGAAGTAGGACCAATCAAGTACATATCACAATTAATATTGGGTGCAGATGACACGGATACCCTTGACAGAGCGGTACGAATTGTGATAATATTACTCGTATTGGTATTTGATCCATTGGCTATATTATTAGTTGTGGGTGCAAATATGGTATGGATGGAACGCAAAGGTGAGATGATATCATTTACATCATTAGATGACGATGTGGTAAATAAGAATGTTATGGAAGACGAAACACTTGCAGATGATTGGGACGATAAACCATTAGATGCTATATTTCCGTACGATCAGTTTTTAGGTGGAGAAGACGACCCTATTGACGATGGTAAACAACCAGACATTCCCGACCATGTAGTCAGAGTTGAACCAGAAGATGATACTATAGAAGACTGGGTAAAGAATAAGTATGGCACATCCTCTGGGACTGATAATCTATCAGACCATGAGAAACAAAAATTAAACTGGCTAATAGACAAAAAGGGGAAGAATGAAACAACGAACAAAAAAGAAACTACACAAACTGATGAAATCAGGAAGACTAACGAAAGTAATCAAGATGGCGTGGTCGGAAGCCACGGAGAAGACCGACTCTAAACTTGATGAGATGCAGAAAGAGATTAAAAAAGCAAAGGACAAATAATGGTGATAGGATTTACTGCTTCAACTTTTGATTTGCTACACGCTGGACACATCATAATGCTAAGAGAAGCAAAAGATCATTGTGATCATCTCATAGTAGGATTACAAGTTGATCCGAGCATAGACAGACCAGAGAAGAATAAACCTGTTCAAACTGTAGTTGAGAGATATACGCAGTTACAGGCTGTAAAGTATGTCGATGAGATTATACCTTATAGCACCGAGCAAGATTTAGAAGATATTCTCAATCTATTACCTATTGACATTCGCATACTAGGTGTAGAATATAGAGAGAAAGATTTTACAGGTAGGGATATCTGTAAAAATCGTGGTATTCAGTTGTATTTTAACAAACGAGACCACAGATTTTCATCCAGCGATCTAAGAAGGAGAATTTGTAATGATGACTAAAAATGATATAATTGCCGAGTTACAGCAAGGTATTAAAACTATCATATTTGATAAGAAAGACGGTACCGAGCGAGTAATGAAAGCAACTCTTCAAGAATCGGTAGTTCCAGCAACCACTGGCAAATCCACTGCTCCAGACACTAATATTACTGTTTTTGACACAGAAATCAGTCAATGGAGATCAATTAGAGTAAATTCTATTAAAAGTTTTGCTTGACATTCACTTAAATACCTGTTATAGTATGCAAATACATTAAACAGGAGTGCCACACGATGGCTAGAAAAACTAGAGAAGAGAAACCTTTCGTAAGAAAGAAGTTTCGTAAGCCGCGAAAGCCTATGACTGAAGAACAGAAGGCTGCCGCGGCAGAACGACTTGCGAAAGCAAGAGAAAAACGCCAGCAGAGTGCTGGTCCTCCAAAGGGTGTGCATCCCACCGTGCTTGCACTCCCTGACGAGGAAACATTTTCACTTAAAAATGTGAGAAGTTGGATCAAGTATCAAAAAGAGAAGATTGCCGAGTTGCGACCCGCTGTTCGTAGAAACGAGAAGGGTGCCGTAGCCGCGTTGAAATTCTCTGAAGGCTATGTCAGACATATGGAAGCATATATTCGTGGCGGTGATTGGATTGATGATCGATATGGTGCAGATGCACAAAATAAATGCCGTCAAGTCTGTATAGCAATGGCATATCATCCCGATGGTACACCCAAGCGAACTATTGGCACCTATTATAAAGATATTGGTGTTGTATGGGAACAAGGCATGACAGAAGAGAATTTTGCTTCTTTTGTTACTTCCGATGAACCAACTGCTGGATTTACTGATAAGCAGTTCACTATGGAGGATGTCAAGTGATCATAGTTGATTATAGTCAAACTTCTATCAGTACATTCATGGCAGAGAGTGGCGGTCGTGCTGATGCGGAGATTAATACTCCGCTGATACGACACATGATTCTTAATACCATACGCAGTTACAAGAAAAAGTTTGGTGAAGAATTTGGTGAAGTCATCATAGCATGTGACAATCGCCACTACTGGCGCAGAGATGTGTATCCTCTTTACAAAGCGAATCGAAGAGGTAATCGAGAAGCAAGTGGTCTAGATTGGAATTCTATTTTCGATGCACTTAACTCAGTCAGAAACGAGATCGCAGAGTTTATGCCGTATCCCGTGATTGATGTTGAGGGTGCCGAAGCAGACGATGTTATTGGTGCATTATGTGAATACAGCCAGACGAATGATCTAAAAGATGGACCACTGTTTTCTGAACCTAAGCCAGTCTTGATTGTATCTGGTGATCATGATTTCCAACAGTTGCAGAAGTATAGCAATGTCTCACAGTGGTCTCCATCTAGAAAGCGGATGGTAAAGATCAAAGAGTCTGCTCATGAAGTTCTGATGGAACACATTATTATTGGTGATAAAGGTGACGGTGTTCCAAACATTTTATCTGATGATGATGTTTTTGTGTCTGGTAAAAGACAGCGACCAATCAGAAAGATACTATTGGCTGAATGGAAGAAGAAACAGCCAGAAGAATGGGTCAATGGTGAGATGGCACATGGATATACCAGAAACAAGCAATTGGTAGATTTATCACAAACTCCACAAGAGATAAAAGATCAGATTGTTTTTGAGTACAACGCTCAGAAAGACAAAGGTCGAAGTGAGATTTTTAATTATTTCTTGCAATACAAATTAAATGGTATGATGGATGTCATACAGGAGTTCTGATGAAGACTAAAGCATTGCTTATACATAGTTGTGATGACCCTTCAAAGTGGTACTATTTAAAACAGGGTGCTGTAGTTCCATTACTTGCTATAGAAGAGACTGAATACAAGACTCTTCAAGATAATGGTATAGCACCGGGTCATCGATTTATTAATTTCGTTAGCAAGAAAGATGCTACAATCGTGGAGATAGATAATGAGAAAAGTTAGGCAAATTGACGAGGGTTTTGAAGAGATATTCAAAGCCAGCGGTGTGACTGCCCAAGTCGCAGAGTTAAAAGCATGGGCAGGGATGAACCAAGTGGTTGTCCCTTTAGTCCGTTGGGGTGTAGGTGCAGAGAAACCTGATTGGGGATTACCAGAAGGTATGCCAGAAGCCAACAAAGTCAAAGATGATATTCCAGATGGAATGGGTGAAACTACTATCACTCTTGAATGGCGAAGAATTAAGCAGTTTACTGATCCTACTGCTAACATAAAGAATCTCCCTCCATGGAAGCAAGAGATGAATTGGTTGCAAATTCTTGAAGGTGTGCATCACAAAGAGGCAAAGATACTAACAGCGGTCAAAGATGGTAAGTTACTAGACTTATATCCAAAGTTAGAGAAACTTCTTTCGACACTTGGTATTGAGGAATACAATAAGCCCGAGCCTAAAAAGAAAAGGAAACCTAGAAAGAAAAAGGAGACTGCATAATGGCAGATATGACAGGTCAAATCAAGCATACGCTAACAGCGTATTTTACAGGACAGAAGGCTAGACATGAGCAAAATGTAAAAATACTCATGCAAGGTCCTGTTGGTGTAGCAGAACATCCAGATGTGATGCAAACTATTGAGGATGAATTAGGAAGAATGGCACACTATGATGATGTGTTGAAGATGTTGAACGAAGTAACATCAAATGGTGTTGGCGACCAACTCAAGTAGGTCTATATTTGTCGTAAAAGCGACCCCATTGCCACTCTTCTGGCAGTTCGTCAGAAATAGGAATTAGATGACATTTGCCACTGGGTTCCACACACCAACGCATCTTTGGTCGCTCATATGCTTTTGCTCTTATTTTTTGAATACTCTCAGTTGTATGTTTTCTACCATACATAGGGTTAAATTCACCTCTCCGGGTACCTGTCATGGTCTCAGATATTTTTTGTCTATGTTCGTTAGTCAGTCCGTCAGAATGAGGATTTCTATATCCAACTTTTGCCTGTCTAATTCTCTCTCTACCTTCAGGCGTATGCCACTCAGTTCTATCTCTGCATTTATCAACAATTGGAAGATTTTCTCTATTCAGCGTGATCACATAATCGCGGATCGACTCAACGCTAGTCTTCTTGATTATCATTTCCCGAGGTTTGGGGACTTGCTGGAGGGTATTTTCATCGACTATCCAGTATTCATTTCTACTTTGAAACAGGAAAAATCGTGTGGATCTGTTCATTTTTGCTCACCTATAGCATAATTTCTCATATTTATATGAAAAAAATTATAAGTCATTGATTCGTAACGGGTTAAAGTTGGGCGAAACCCTTGACATTTGCTCAAAAACCAGTATAATAGTAGTATAACAAATTGAGAGAGAGTAAAAATATGATTGATTTTGTGAGTGCTTCAAAAGGTGGTCTAGAGTTCATTACTATTTGTGATACTCGTATTTTTGGTGCCACTGTTGAAAAGTGTGCAGAAATCATCGCTAGTCAAGGACTCGCCAATCGTGTGATGGGTTCTTCTTCAATGGACTTTGCTGATGAGTATGGTTTTGAGACCGCTGACGGTGCCAGTACCATGTATCGTGAAGCAATCAAACTTTCAGGAGTTTAATCTATGCAAATTGTTGTTCATACCCAGTTCTCAGAAAACTATGGCGCCCATGATTGGGACGGCACTGGTGAGTGCCCGCAGTACTGGAAACAGAAGGGCGGATCAACATATGTTGTAACTGGTGTGACGGTCGAGAAGGCTGCCGACAAGGATTTTTGGTCTTCTATTGATGTGGCTGTAGAGCATTTCAGTGAGTACTCCTCAGAGCGAGTCATTGGTACTCAGTTGATAGATGATATCGATTTCAATGTCCGTGATCATCTCCCAGAGTGGGAAACTCCAATTTATCTAGATAGCGATCTAGAACCAGAAGAGCCTGGTTTCACGGCTCTACAAACAACAGAGAATGATGAGTTTCAAACCATGCGACCTGAGATTCGCCGCATGTACAAGCGTTGGACTCAAGTTGGTGGTGAGGTAAAGAATAATCAATGTTCTTTTGAATTCGTTGATGGTAATATTCTACCTTACAAAGATTCACTTGATTACATGAGGACAGCCTAGTGGGATTTCTCAATCTAGGTAGTTCTATCAAGTATGGTCCTTCTGGCAAGAAGAGAAAGACCAAAGCATTTACCGTTAAGTCAAAGCGAAAGCGGTATGATGATCTAATTCTCCAACAACAAAAAGTTTTTGATCGTGTGGTCAGAGAGGTATCGAAGACAGAGACCATTCCTTCTGCTGTTCACACAGGTCCCTATGGTGGCACCAAAGATCACAAGTGGGAAATGGAAAAACTCAAGATTTCATCTCAATACACGGTAGCACCAGCATATAACAAAGGTGCATATCAAGTTATTGGTAAGAGTAGTATTAAAGATATAGGAAAATAATTATGGCAGTTAAATGGTACGCATACGGAGAGACAGGCGAGAGGCTTCGTGATCTCGTAGACAATTACATCTATGGTGTAAAACCCGATTGGAATGGGCTTGAACAAGCCTTGTTGGTTTTTACCGAGGGTTGTCAAGCGACTGTCTCTGAAATCATGAAGGACATACAAGAGGAAGGCTGATGGCCACTACGGATTTACAAATTAAGGACGATAAGTATTATTTCGACTACCTTTGGAAGTTCGCTCATCCAGATGCCAGCCGCCAGAAGAAAAAATGGGTTTACGAAGAGATGTTATTGACTGGCGAGATCCAAATCGAAACAATGTTGGAAAATGCCATTGAAAAAGTTGGTGGTCCTAAAAAGAACTCTAAGCATGGTATGGACTTTGAAGACGGTAGCGATGCTAAGAAATGTTGTGTGCGAACTCGTAACCATGAAAAAGAGTATGGAGCCTCTGTTAAAGGTATTGAAAGTAAAGTAGGCGATCTCCGAGTCCTGGTGTTTGAAAGAAAACAGGAGAAATTTTACCACCTTCTCATTCCATATGATGCGTATCGAGGCATGAAGTATCTAGAGATTCCTTTTAATTTACATGGTGAACCAAGGCGGGTGACACAAAGGGGTAAATCATGGCCATGGTTATATGAGGTGTCATCTTTTGAAGAGATGGCAACTGGTTCTCTCACATTATATGAAGATAACACACCATGCCTAAAAAAACTCTTGACAAATGATGATTGTCCTGCTACTATAGCCGCATGAATATATTTTACTTAGACAAAAATCCCGTTCGTGCCGCTCGGTTACATTGCGACAAGCATGTAGTCAAGATGATACTAGAATCTGCCCAGATGTTGTGTACAGCACACCGACAACTTGACGGTGATACCTACGCAGATACCCATTCCCTGTACAAAAATGCTCATATCAATCATCCATCTACAAAATGGACTAGGTCTGGTGATAAGCATTATTTGTACCTCTATGACCTATTTGTCGCTTTATGTGAAGAATACACCTACCGATATGGCAAGATTCACACCACCGACTTCAAACTCAGAGGTGAGTTAGCAAAAATGCCAACTAATATTCCCACTGGTCCATTCACAGAACCACCACAATGTATGCCCGATCAGTACAAGAATACTGACACCGTTTTGGCATATCAACAGTATTATGTCGGTGAAAAAGCGGGTTTTGCCAAGTGGAAAGACGGAGATATACCAGATTTTATGCATAAAACCGCTGGACTTAGTGCATAATAATCTAAGAAAACACTTGACATTTAGTGATATTCCTGCTATAGTAGTATAGTAAATTGAGTTAATAAAGTAATATTTGAGAAGTGAGAAAGTAGTATGCAAGATATCGAGTTAAAAGTGACTCTCAACACTCTAATTGAGAAACTAGGCAATCCTGCCGGTACAAAATTTGAAGATTTGTCAGCGAGTGACCAAGCCCATATCGAAGGTTATCAAGATCAGTTCGATCCTGAAAACCCTGATATCGATGGTGGTCAATGTTATTGTGGTGAATATAATTGCAAAGATGCGTATGTACACGCAACGAGTGGGTGGTAGTCTGTGAATGAGAAAGTAATATTAACTGATTGCGATGGAGTCTGTTTAGATTGGGAAGTCGCTTTCATGCATTGGTGTCAACATAATGGCATGGTACCGACTGACGATTGGAAGTTGAAGTACAAAGTCAGCGAAAGGTTCAATGTGCCTTATAGCGAAGGCAAGAGGCTGACTAGTCAGTTCAACAGTTCCGCTTCTATTGGCTATTTACCTCCATTGAGGGACGCTCAGTGGTATATCAAAATGCTGGCACAGAAACACGGTTATAAGTTTGTAGCCGTGACTAGTCTGCACACCGATCCTTATGCACAGGAACTCAGAACTCAGAACTTGAAGAAGTTGTTTGGTGAAGATACCTTTATTGAATATCACTATTTGGGTTGCGGTGACGATAAAGACGAAATTCTTGAAGAGTTGAGTCATAAATATTCAGGTGCACCATGGATTGAAGACAAGCCTGTAAATGCCACATGTGGTGCCAATTTCGGGTTTGATACTTACTTGATGGAACATGGTCACAATATGGATGCTAAAGGTGATTACACAGTTGTTAAGAACTGGGAAGAAATCACTTATTGGTTAACGCATAGAACTAATGAATCTGAATTACCTATGGGTATAAGATACGAAGATTAAGGAGACATTTTGTATATTTCAATCGAAGGTATAGGGCTATTATTAGCCCTTTATGCCATAGCAATATGGTATAGTTATCGTCAAGGCTTTTTAGAAGGCAATCATGTCGGTGGATCAATCGGCATTGAGATAGCATTTCAGTTCGTCAAATCGAAAGTCGGAAAAGAGCAAGTAGATTTCTGGATTGAGAAAGACCTATTTAATTTCCAGAGTTGGGTTCGTAAAATAGAACAAGACAAAGAATAGGAGATTATAGTGTACGAATATAGGGTAATCATAGATCGATGGGTTGATGGAGACACAGTAGATGTGGACATCGATCTAGGATTTGGTGTCTGGCTGAAAGATCAGCGAGTACGCCTAGCAGGAATAAACACTCCGGAAAGCAGAACGAGAGATTTAGAAGAGAAGGCAAGAGGCAAAGCGGCACATGAATTCGCTAGGAAGTTTGCACCAGAGGGTGAAGAGGCAAAACTAGTCTGCAAATCATATGACAGTAAGGGCAAGTTTGGTCGCATATTAGGTGAGATTTGGAGTATCAAACAATATTCTGATCAGTCGGTAAATCAATACCTACTGGAGAACGGACATGCGACAGTTTACCACGGTGGAAAAAGGTAGAGTAATTGACGACCGTACTCAAGAGTTATGCCAATGGACCAGGCTATACAAAGCGACTCCCTGATCACTATTTGAAGGGAAGTTCCGCTAATCCTGGTTTCGGTGTCCTAGAATACCCTTGCACTCTTGACTGGTATCCGAGCGATAGCGAAGACCGCTGGAAACACAATCTTGATCAACACAAAGATGACCTAAAGAAGGCAGGGTGGTTAAGCAAGAACGATAAACCAAACCCAATAGAATATCGAATTAACAAATGGGGTTTCAGAGGGGATGAGATAGAAGACCTGACTGAAAATCCCATTTTGTGTTTAGGTTGCTCTAATACATTTGGTATAGGGATTCATGAGCATTGGACATGGCCTGCTCAGTTACAAGATGCGATAGATGTACCAGTGGTAAATTTAGGTGTTCCAGGTGGGAGTCTTGATACCTGTTTTCGACTAGCATCCTACTGGACTCCAATTCTAGAACCCAGAGCAATTATAGTGCTTATTCCGCCCGGTGTTAGAAGAGAATTATGGCTCGATTCATCGGGCGATTTACCACCAGATCAGAGAGGAGATTGTACTGAATACTTTGGCGATCAAGGGTGGTGGTACCAATATGGAATCAATAAGAATTGGAACGATGAGCATGATATAATGTTTACTTCTCCACAGGAAATGCTAGTGAATACACAGAAGAACATGTGGGCATTGAGAGGTCTAGCACTTCATCATTTTGCTAAATTCTGGCAATTAGATATAACGAGAGATATTCCAGGTGAACTACGCAGATCACCGATAAAAGCAAGAGACTTAGGACACCATGGTAAGGAAGCAATGACATTCCTTATTAAGAATATTGTTATCGAGTGGAAAAGACAACATGGTTGATTATAACGATATAAGAAGTCTGACACCACACTGGGATTTTAACGAATTCGTCATGATGTTGCCGAACAAGGGTAACCTACTGGAGATAGGTAGTTTTGTAGGGAAATCTACTGTATGTTGGGCAAAGACATTTCAGGAGCATGGCAAGATATGGAATATTCATACAGTTGATGGTTTCACTGGACTGATACATCCCTCGCTTTGGCCACCGCAGCCTAATATGAATATGACAGAGGAAGAAATGGAATCTTTTATCGCATATATGGAACCCTATGTGATGACGGGTGAGGAGCAGTTAAATGAATTTCTACAAAACATCGAGGGCTGGGATAATATAACATGGGAACAGAAATGGATCAATGAGACCTATGTGCCACCTGTCCCACCAACAGCATTATTTTATGATGGTGACCATAGTTATCAGGGCATGAAGCATGTATTCGACACGCTAGGAGATACCCGATATATTTTTATTGATGACTGTACACCTACATGGCCTGCATCCGAGAAGATATTAAAAGAGTTAGGTAGAGAGTATGAAATCAACGAAAGTGGTGTGGGAATCGTAAATGAATCATTCACACACCTACGCAATGTATATGGAATCGAAGTTGTTTAGAGTCATATTCACAGGTATCCTGATGCTGATTTTCTTTTGGAGTTGGCCTATTCGATTCTTCACCAGTAAGAGTAATTGCTATTTTTGGACACTGGAACACCTCATCACAGAAGGCGGATCATGCCGATGGTATCGATCAAGAAGATGGCAAGGGTACCATGTGACCTGGGTAGACAGACATGGACAGGAATGGGAATATACATTTCCTAGAATGGCAAGAAATACACCATGGTATTCAATGCTGTTCTATGACGGCACAGTAAGAAAATTCAGAAAAGGAACAAGTCATGAGTAAGGATCCAAAAGACAGTTGGTTATATAAGAAAATGGCACCATACCGAGAGTGGATGGACACGCTACCGTTTTGGCAAAGACTCGCTATGGAAATAGTCAGTATAGCAATCGTAACAGCACCCTTCATATTCATTATTTGGTTAATCACAGGTGAGATATGGCTCTTTCTTCCGTCAGCATAATATCTTTACATAGAGGTGATGGTGCCAAATTGATCGATGATTTGAATCGTGATGGCAGTATAGAGGCTCCAAATTCTACAATCCAGTTGAACGACAGTATGGCACGGAAAAGAGGGTTTGCGGATGGACAGAGAATTATCGTATATAGACGGAATGTATACGAAAACATTTTCTCAGAGGTGCTGGAACGACTATTTGAAGTCCGATTTAGTAACTACAATCCAGCGAACTTTGCAGAGAATAATGGCATCGATCATCTCGGTCATAGGTACTGGTGGTTAGCGAAATGGCCAGTGGAGATTCATCTTGATCTGGATGATACAAAGATAAACGATCTATTTGTGGAAATCGCTCTAGATCAAGTAAGGATAATGGAACAGAATCACGGTGGTAATCCCGATATTCGTGGAGAAGGAGAATGGGATCAAGCGGAGTGGACACGAT